GCATGAATATTGCGGCTTGCTAAATGGGGGCTTGCCTACCACCGAATTAAGACAAGCTCCTATATGCCTAAAATTGAATTTACGGAGAGTTTATATATGCCGATAAGTAAAGAAGTTGTAAAAGGTAAGTTTATTAAATTAACTTGGAGATTTTAAAAATGGAAGAAACTAAACAAGAAGTTGCAAATAATATGCAGGTTGTAGAAGCTATTGAAAATAATAAACAGCAAGAAGAAATAAAAAAAGATTTTGTTGAACGGATGACAAAAGAACACAACGAACTTAATATTAAAAGAAAAAAACTTGACAAGTTTATTAAAAGCCCAAAATTTAAAACTTTGGATGACGAAAATAAGTTTTTGTTGTGTGCACAGTTAAACAGTATGGCAAACTATCAAATGATTTTATATAGAAGAATTGCATTAAATTCTTAAGGTGCTTTATGGAAGAAATTAAGGGTTTAAAACCTATTAAGGTTAATGAAAATACTTTATTGCCAACAGAAACGGTTGAGCCAAAGCCGCATTTACAAATGGAATTTGAAGCGGAATTTTGGCGGCAGCTTGATATTAGAATAAAACCTAAATATGAAAAGTTTGCACAGCTTATTGTGCAGGGTAACAGTGCAACCGATGCTTATTACATAGCAAGTAAAGAGTGCGATAACAAAGAGTTGCCGAGAAAAACTTGCACGGAACGAGGCAGTAAGTTATTAAATAATCCGGATATTATTACAAGAATACAGTTTTTACATCGTGCAGTTACGGAACAATTTGTAATGAGCGATGTAGAGCTGCATAAACATTTAACCGAGATAATCCGTAATAAAGGTTTAAAAACCGCTGACCGTATAAATGCGATTAAAGTTTTGGCACAAATAAAAGGACTTGCTAAAGCTGATACACAAGTAAATACGAGCCAACATTTTGTTAATTTACAAGTAGAAGTTGTTGACAGTAACAGCAGTAGAGAACTAAAGGTTATTAACGGAAATGGTTAAACTTTTTGCAATAAAAACCGAAAAAGAACATTTTGAAAAAATATCTTTACAGGATGAACAACTTGACGAGATATTTATTTGTAATGTTAATGACGGTATGTTTAGTATTGTTGGCGACGACGGTAATATTTACGGAATTTTTGAAGCAAAACAATTTTGGCAAGGTAGAATTTGTATAAAAGCATTTATAAGTAAAGATTGCGGCGGTGTAATGCTGCAAATGGTAAGAAAATTAAAAGAACTTTATAAATTAAATGCACCGATACGACTTGAGGCAGAAGTATTAAACAGTTTTGAAAAAGGTAAAAGGTTTTTGAAACTGCTTGGATTTAAACAAGAAAGTTTAATGAAACAATATTATAACGGGAAAGATTATTGTTTATTTGTAAAACTGAAAAATGGATAAAGCAAAATTACAGATAACTACCAAATTTAGAATTTTATTGGATCCTAATGTAAGATATAGGATTTTTGCTTTTTACGGCGGAAGAGGCGGCGGCAAAACACAATGTTTGGCACGATGTGTTTTAGCCCGGATAAATGCAAGTAACAAGCCGTTGAGAGTATTAAACTTAAGAGAATTACAAAACTCTATTGAAGAAAGCACATATCAAGTTTATATTGATGCTATCCGGCAAAGCGGACTTGAGCCAAACTATGATATATATAGTGATAAAATTGTTTGCAGAGCTAACGGCAGCGAAATTATTTTTAAAGGTATAAGGGGCAGCGGCGGAAAGAAAACCGGACAACAAATAAAAAGCTATGAGGGATTTGATATTTGTTGGATTGACGAAGCACAAAGTTTGAGTAAAGAACAACTTGACATATTGTTGCCGACGATAAGAAAAGCAGGCAGCCAATTATGGTTTAGCTTTAACCGACTTGAAGAACTTGACCCGGTTTGGGTAATTACTTCAAGCGGCGACGACGATGTGTATTTGTGTAAAGTAAATTGGAACGATAACCCGTTTTTTACCGAAGCACTTAATGCAGAAAGATTAAGATGTAAGAAAAACGACCCGGAAAATTACGACCATATTTGGGAGGGCGAGCCGAAAGCGGAGCCGGACGATTTTTTACTTATAAATAAAAGAATTATTTTAAAAGCACAAGAACGAAAAATTGAAAGCCAACAAGAATATATGTATGCACCGAGAATTTTAGGTGTTGACCCGGCAAGATACGGTAACGACATGGCAGTATGGTATTTAAGACAAGGTATTTATAGTAAATGTTTAAAAGTTGCACCGAAAACAGCAACCCCGCAGCTTGTGGATATTACAATAGATTTTATGAATAAGTATAAAGTTGATATGTGTTTTATTGATAGGGGCGGCGAGGGCGGCAGTGTTTGCGATTTTGTAAAGCAAGCCGGATATAAAAATATTTGTGAAATTGGATTTAATGACGGCAGCAGCAACAAAAGATATGCAAATATAAGGGCAGAAATGTATTGTAAAACAAGAGATTGGCTTGACAGTAAAGGTGTAATTGAAGATGATTACGAGTTAAGACAAGAGCTTGCAAACATTAAAGTTTTACCGAAAGAAATTATACAGCTTGAGCCAAAGACAGAAGTTAAAAAAAGAATTGGGCGAAGTCCGGGAAAAGCTGATGCACTTGCTTTAACTTTTGCACGAGAAGTTAAAGCTAAAACAGTTTTAGAAAATTGGCAAATTAGACACGGTTATAACAATGTTAGACGAGCAACCGGCGGATTAAACAAAGGTGTAGTAATGTAAAATACACAACAATGTATTTTTACGACGATAAAAAATTTTACTTGACAAAAAAAAGATTTTAAATTAAAATAAAGTCAACTTAATAGCAGCACTTTTTAAATGTCCGCAAGACAGGTGGTTATACCACTTTGTATTGACGGACATTTTTATTTGTGAGGTAATAATATGGCAGGATTATTTTCTTCCCCGTCTGTTCCAAAAATTGAAGTGCAGCAGCCAACACCTGCTGTTATAGACGAAAGTAAAAACAGAGCAAAAACACTTGAAGCACTTGCCAAAAAAAGAGGTAGAGCCGCACAACTTTTGGCAGGCGATTATACAGCAAACAACAACAGAACAAACAACAGTAACCAAATAGCCGGACAAGCAATTGCAACTAAATTGTTATTAGGACAATAAACAATGACAACAAAATTGGAAATTGTAAATAAAATTTTAATTAAGCTCGGATGTGAAACGGTTGAAAGTTTGGAAACCGACACAAAACCTATTCGCTTAATTAAGGATGTTTATGAGTATATAAAAGAGCTTGAATTACAAAGGCACAATTGGATTTTTGCCAAAAAGCAAGCTGTTTTACAAGCCGAAGATAACGACGGACATTTTAAGAAAAAGTTTTGTTTGCCGCAGGATTGTTTGTTATTTCTTGAAATTTTAGGATATGGAGCAATAGAAACAGCACCGTATCAACACGGAGCAAACAAAGAATACGATATAGCCGGCACATATATATACACAAACAAAGAAGATAAAATTACAATTGATTATATTGCTAATATTGATGATAGCAAACTTGATGTAAATTTTATAAATGTTTTTGCTTGTGCGGTAGCTTTTGAGCTTGCCGAAGTTATAACACAAAGCGACCAAAAGGTTAAAACTTTATATGAAAAATATCTTTTGGCAGTTAAAGCAGCTAAAAGAATAAATGCAATACAAATGCCCAACCAAAGTATGGGCAGCGGAAGTTTGGAAAGGAGCAGATTATGAAAACCGTTGACTACATACTTGACGACTATAGGCAAATGAAAAATAAAAGGTATAGGTTTGATAATTTGTGGCAGGAAGTTGCACAAAGAGTTGACCCTACACAAGCAACATTTAATACAACTTTACTTAATTTAGAAAGTTTGCCGCAACAAAAATTTGATAGCAGTGCAGCAAGAGCATTACCAAAGTTTGCTTCTATAATGAAAAGTATAATTTGCCCCCGAACAAGAAAGTGGAGCAGATTTTGCACTACCGACCCGGAACTTACGGATTATTTCCAAGAATATTTTGACGAAGTAACAGAAACGATAAATAAATTAAGATATTCTAACAGAAGCGGTTTTGATAGTGCTGTTGATATGATGTTTAGGGGTGCAGGGCTTTTTGGACAAATGCCGTTTTTTGTTGACGATAGAGTTAAAGACGGTATATATTACAGAACTTTCCCTATGAGCAGT